ATTTATCCCACTCTGATAATTCTTGATGTCAAGGGTTTCTTGAAATTATACCCTAAAAAGTTCTCTCCACCACTAAAACTTGCAGCGGAACTTGCCATGGTTAATGCAAGTGCATCTGCTTTGTCGGGTGATTTTACTCCTCGTTTTTTCATTTCGTCTTTAGACTCTATTTTTATTTTTCCAGTTGAGGTATATTTGTAACTGGGTGCAGCTAATTCCGATACAAGCTCATCATCATTAGGAAGACGGCAATTACGCTGCACCAGCCAATCTTTGATGGCGAACCAAAGTTCAGCTCTTAGGTTTAAATAGTTCTTTTTAGTCGATGGTGCTTCTGCAACATTGACTCCTCTTACTGGTAAATTTTGTTCTAACAGTCTATCTACAACACCACTACCAAGACCAATTACGTCTATGAGTATTTCTTGTGGTTGTTCGATTGCCGTGCAATCATCGTATAAGTTTTTAACTGCACCGCATAATTGCATTAAATCCATCGATTTGAAAGTCTTAATTTCAAAAACTGTATTACCTTGTCTTATACATAGTGCAGAATTATCGCCACCAAAACGAGCAACATCTAATCCCCATACAATAGGTGCTTTAGTTGTTAGTGCTACATCTCTATCGATAGCGTTTCGTGCTAGTTCCATTGGTATAACGGAATCATCGTCAGCGTTAGGGAACTCTCCTCTTACTTCTACTCTAGCAACAGTAGAATCTTCACCGTATTGCTCGAGCATAGTTTGGAATAGTTTTTGATCTGTGCCTTCTACTGTTCGTGAGTCTATTTGTTCTAAGTTCCAGAACTTGCGTTTAGAGGTAAAACTTTCATAAAAAGGTCCTGTATTTCTTCTAGGGTTAGAGAAAGTAAACCAAAAACGATTTTCAGTAGGCTCGGAGAAGAAACCTTCGGATACAGAATAGATTGGAGCTGGAATACCCGATGCTTCATCCATTATCAAACATACTCCGTAAGATGAGTGGATACCTGCAAACGCATCTGGGTTTTCCTCGCTCCATAATTGTGCTTGGGCGTAGTAGTAGCCAGTATCTATTTTTAAATCTCTTTTTAGTGCTTCTTCAAACCAACCATCTGGTTTTATGGTGGTAGCGGTTTTAGTAAACCAATGATTGTTTATTGCGAGTGTTAGCCACTTACCTAACTCGGCCCATGTTCTTGAGCGTAACTGTTGTTCGGTGTTAGCTGTGACGATGATGGTTGAGCCTAGTCTGGTTGATAGCATCCACAGGATAAGCCAGGCAACTAATGCAGACTTTCCTATTCCACGACCAGAAGCTACGGCTAGTCTAAACATTTCTGGTGTAGCGACACCTTTATTTCGTTGAATGTGAATTGATAAATCTTTTAAAATTTTTTTCTGCCACTCTCTTGGACCATTAAAATCTTCGAGGGGGGTATCCTTTTGACCCCAAGGGAAGATAAACATAACAAAGTTGTATGGATCATCAGCAACATGAGGCGACCATACCTCAGTCATTAGTTGCTGCTCTTGTTCAGCACCGTATTTCATAAATTTACCAAAATGATGAATAGTAGAAAATTACCAAGTCCAGCTATGGTGGTTATTTCTAGTATTTCTCTTATTACCTCTTTCATATTCTACTCAAAAAAAATTAAAAAAAATTAGTTCAACAGTTACACATACAATACCCGTGCGAAAAAATGCAAGGGGGGGTATGATTATTTATGCTCGGAGCATGAGCAATCAAATCATGGGCGAACCCTTGCGAGATAGTGCCTTTTATATTTTCCTATCCGCCCTTTTTTTTCTTTAAATCCTTGTTAGGGAATTGCTCTCGTTCTGTAGGCATTGATTTAACAGCATTTATAATCTTTGGTTCTTTGTTATCCGTCATCTGTCCGCCTAATCTCTCTTTTGCACCAGTCAAAACATCATTTAAGTTAATTGTTGCGTGGACATTCTCGACCCTATCCTTCCATGTTTTTGGGTCTTGGTTTTTTAAATAGAATATCTGGGCGGTAACATTGCCGTCTGTCGCTGAAGTAAACAAAGAATTGGTAACCTGAGCCAACCCTCTTGCTTTCCCCCTTTTTAAAGCATCTTCAAATTCACCTAAACGCTTTCTATTGCGGTCTATGGTATTCCAGGAAACGCCCAAAGCACGGGCAATCTGAGTTGTTCCTAGACCTCTGGAAGCTAAATTCTCTACTTGTTCTAAATCTAAATTAATTCGTTTTCTACCTACTTTTTTTATAGGTTTATTGTCTTTTTTAGGTGTTTTTTGCTCCATAATTGAATTTTTTTTATGCTCCGTAAACCCTTATATTACAGCATTCTTCATAAAAACACTAAGATTTTTTGTCTAAGGTATTGATATATAAGTACAATTTAGTATCATAGGGAAGTCAAACGTAATACTTTAGGAGGTAACCAATGACAAATACAAATGAAACATTAGACCAGATGAGAATGAGATTTCGCAAAGAAAGGGAAATCGAATTCAAAAGAAACAAAGAAAATATTTATTTTAGATTGTCGGGTTATGATAAATATTATCAAGCCCACCAATGCTGGAACTTTACTCAACACATTTTAAAAAATGGTTTTAATCAATATAAGCCAAGTGACATAGAAAGCATTTATTTTGATACTCATAATATAACTATAAGGCTACATTCTACAGCTGAAACCGATATTAAAAGATTCAACAGCAAGCAAGAACTATTAGGCTATGTTGTCGGCTTTAATGATTCACAATCTCAAAAGGTGGCCTAATGAGTATTAAAATCAAAAGAGATGATTTAGGGCAAATGATTTGTTCTAAATGTAAAGACGGCAGATTATATTTTAATCATGACGCTGTGGGCGGAGAAGTAGAAAGCTGGGTCTGTACGGACTGCCCTGCAGAGTTTCATGTTGATATAGAAATTAAAAGAGACTTTGACAACATGAGAGAGGCTACATAATGAGTGCTGATACATGGAATGTAAATTGTGATTGTTGTAATTCAACCATTGATAAATTAGACCAACAAAAAGGCGTTTATATTGTCGGTGATAGTGAAGAAGTATGCTCTGAAAAATGCGTTAAGCAAATATTAGGAGAAGAAGAATACAAACAAGCTGAGGAGGAATGGGAATATGACGGCCATTCTGATTCTTATTATTGGACTTATTGGGAACAAAAGGAGGTATAACCAATGCAATCAATACAAAAACCAAAGAAAGTGACACGACTACAAAAACATTTCATAACGGACATTGTAAGAACTCTGGACGATGATCTTCAGAACTTAGACATTGAATCTATAGAACGCTTAATAATTGTAATGCTCGGCTTCGAGAAGAACTGGAGAGTGTTTCAGGACTATATAACGGGAGAGCTGAACCGATGAATATAAATGAAAAAGAAAAACTTAACGAAGTTATAAACGAACTAAGCGAAGCAATAGAGCAATATGAATCTTTAAATGAAACATGGTTTACATCTTGTTTAGAAGATAAAGAATATAGTTTGCTAATTGGTGCATTGATACCTCTTGCATCTATGCAAAGGGCAAATGAAAAACTACAAAAATTATGGGTGAACCAATGAGCATACCAAAGACAAGAACACACAAAAGCGTAATAGGACAGCTCCGCAAGAAGTACGGACTAAAAGACAATACACCTATTCACAAAGTAGAACAAATAATGACACCAAAGGATTGGAAGACGTTCAGCGATGCCTTGACCTTTCCAAATGGTAAACCAACACAAACGGGGAAATGATGTTGACTAAAAAAGAACTAGAAAAACTTGCACAGCAAGTAGTTAATGACGGATATAAAACCTACAAAGACAAAGACGAAACATCTGTTTATCTTGGTATGGTTATTGGCATATCTAAACTAATGAATTTAATTGATAAAGGGGGAAATGATGAGTAATTTAACAATACAAGAAGTAGAAAAACTAAACCAAGAATATGACAACGAGCAACTAAAACCTAAATTTATTGATGCAAGATATAACGCACATCTTACATGGGATTTAGAGGAGCTTGGCATAGATTGGGATGAGGTAGAAGATTGGAGTATACAACGTATTACTTTAACTGTTTATTTTAAAGACGGAACTGAGAAGGAATATGAAAACTGGGATGCCTTTGATAATGTAGATTATAAACACGGACTAGAGGAAGTTTTAGTCTTAAACAAAGACTGGGAAAAAGTAGAGGGCGAAAACTAATGGACATACAACTATTACCAATACTAATGTTTATGGCATTTTGCTTGTATGCAATTGCTTTGATAATCAAGGATAAAGAAAAATGATATTTTCTATAAACATTAACGGCTCAATTGTTGACTGGTGCTACACCATCAACAACCAAGAAAAGCAATATCATCAAACTTGGATACCCAAGATCCGAGATATTCAAATCATAACTAAAGACCTAAACGGCTTAACAGTTAGCGAAGTTAAAAAAACAATCTTAGAAGATATACAACCAGATATACAAATGGTGAGAGATAACACCAACAAGAAGGCGAGAGCCAGGAGGGAAAAAAATGTCTAAAGAAGGAGACAGAATCAGAGAACTAATTGAAGTGGAGAGAGATTTAAAATCAGCTCCACGGAAAAAAGAAATGGTAGTAACAATCCAACTACAACCGATTGAATTTAATGTTTTCATTGGTAATAAACCACCAACGCGTGATGAGGTAGGTAGAGCAATCATTCAACTGATTGAGAATGACAATTATTACTATGAAGAAATAATCAAGCACGTTAAAGATGAAGATTGACCAAGAACAACTAGAAAAGGCCACCGCATTTATTTTGGAAACAAATAAATACATCTACGAACAAGCGGAGGAACTAGCATTGCAACATCTTCAAGCAGAAGATAACAAGAACTTTAAAGCTAGGATTAAACGCTACGAACCAGAAAGCAAAGAAACGTTTATGCACTTTGCCGATGAAGTAACCTCATGGGCGGAGTGTGAAAAGAATTATCCGCTAATGGATTTCATACATAAATTTTTTAGAATCAAGAAAGGTTATAAAAACGAATTGTATTAACGTATAATTAACCAATCACGGAAGCTGAGAAGGGTATCCTCAAACCCCCTAAAGTATAAACTACTCTTCTTGGCTTTCCCTTTCCAACATCACCCCTAAACCAACCAACAAGAAATGCTTATGCTGAACGCCACGTTTCAGCTTTCTATATACTTTCCTCTCTCCGTCTATTGCACACCAGATAATATTTTGATCCATTAGATTCTGAATACCTTTACTAACGGTGTGTCTGTTCATTCCCACCATTAACGCCAAGTAGCTAACCGCATCATGGCTAGAATAATCTTGAGCCGAATACCTTTCACACAAGGCAAACAATACTAGCTTCTCTCTCGCCTTAATCTCCGAACTGCCCAGATGTTTCTTATACCACTTCCATACCACCTGCTTCAGCTTTGAATAACTCTTATACTTCATGGCTACGCCGTAGGTTATCAACCCACTTCTCTCTGGCCTCTCGATTGGCTCGACCACCAACCACCATTTCTGCTCTTTCAACTAACTAACCGCCTTGAGACTAAAATCCCTTTTTGTAAACCATTCATTCATTAACTTCATCGCTTCTGGACAGATTGTATATACTCGCTTCCTCTTATCCTTCCCCACCTTCTTACACATATACTTTCTCGCTACAAAATCGTCTAACACCGTTGCTACAGTCGACCTACTCCCCATACTGCTTGGCAATAGTTTCACTATTGCTTCAAAATTAATGCTCTTGCCACTCACGTCTGCAATAGCAACTTCTAAACCTAAAACATAATGTAAAGGATCAGACCACCAGAACGCCATGAATCCTCTATTCCTTCTATTCCTGTAAAATTCATCTCTCGCCTCCACCATTCTGCTATTCAACTGTTTCATTATATTCTCCCAAAGTTTTATCGATTCATGTATGCACTTGTTACAATATTACAACCCAACTTTATCCGTAAATTTTACTGATATTTTTTACCCTGAGAGTTGAGCCGTTAGGCTCAATCTCTCTATTAGTCTAGTCTAGGATATATGGCTACCCGTATAGCCAATCATTGGCTACCCATATATACAATAATTGGCTACCCGTATATCCAATTACCCTTTTCCTTTATCCTTCTTTTTGGTCTCTTTTTTGGTCTCTTTCTTACTAAAAATCCTATCCCAATTATCTTCAAAAGTTTTCTTATCTATTTGTCTTGGTCGTTGGTCGCTTCCTTTACCATTCA